GCCTTGCCGTGGCGCACCGCAGCCGCTTCCGGGTCGGTCTCGATGGCGGCGAGGCGCGACAGCAGGGCGGGCTGGTCGACCATGCGGCCCGTGTTGTCCTGGCGGGAGAACAGCGTGACCACGCCGCCGTCCACGATGCGGCCGACGACCTTCTCGACGCCTTCCAGCTTGATCCAGCACAGGCTGTCCTGATTCTTGCGGGCGATGGTGATGTCGCCGATGGTCAGCTTGGACAGGCGCTGCATCAGGTCGAACAGCTTCGGCAGGGTCGTCGCCTTGCGCTCCTCGATCACCGGGGCCTTCGGCAGGTCGACCGGCGGGAGCACTGTCGCCTCGATCACGGCGCTGTACTGGCGCGGCAGGCTCCAGGCCACCAGCTTGTCGGCGAACTCGGCCTGCTTCTCGCTGGCGAACGAGCCGAAGCGCTCCAGCTTGGCGGCGATGTCGAGGCAGGTCTCCGACTTGCCGGCGGCGAACGAGTCGCGGCGGATCGCGAAGCGGGCGGCGGCCTGCTCCAGGGCCTTGATCTTCTGGGCGACCTCGGCGGTCAGGCGATTCGACGTCGGGTCGGTCTTGAGCACGGGCGTGGCGATGGACTTGGCGACGTTGAAGTTGGCGGGGTTGAACATGTTGCTTCCAGGGTTGGTGAGGTGTAAGCCTGTATTGTGAAGCCCGGGGTTACAGCACGTCAACCAAATTTGTCACGCAAATGGGGGATACCCCAGATGATGAAGACGATCGTGCAGACGAGCCAGAACACAAGGTTCTGCACCGCCTCCTTGCTCGGGTCCACAAGGACCAGCCAGAGGATGGTGAACGCAGCGCTGGCCCAGAGGACGGTCCACATCACCGGAACACCGCCGGCTGGGTGTCGCTCTCATGGTGCTCGGGCTGGTGCTGGAACCAGATGGTCTTGTTGTCGTCCTCGACCACGAAGCGGCGGTCGGCGAAGTACCGGCTGGCGTCGCGTATGACGTAGCGCAGCCGGGTGCCCTCGGGGTAGCGCCGGGCCGGGTGCTGGACGATGTCGCCATCGTCCTTGAGGAAGTGGATGGTGAAGACGGCCATGGCGTGGGTTCCTGAAGAGTTACGGGTGACGAAACGCCCCGGGCTGGAGCCCAGGGCTTGGGGTGGTCAGGCGGCCTTGGGCTTGTCCCAGCCCTCGGGCAGGCCGATGCGCTGGTCGGCCAGGAGCACGCCCTCGGTGATGCCGAAGAAGCCCTGCAGGCCGTTCAGGGGCGGCTGCACGATGCGGCCCAGGCCGCCGCTCTCGGGCATCACCACGTCCTCCTGCACGACCCGGTCCACGAGGATCTTGTAGCGGTCGTCCTCGATGCCGACCACGCGGCCCTCGATGTAGCAGTCGCGGCGGTTCGGGAAGTCGTACGAGCGGACGCGGGTGCCCGGGGTGAAGTTGCTGTACTTGGCGGCGGTCTTGGTGGTCTTCATGGTGGTTCTCGTGCGGGTGGTGATGGTAGCCGGGGCCGTAGCCCCGGGCTGTCAGGGTTGATCAGTAGCCGAAGCGCTCGTCTTCCAGTTCGCGGGCCTCGGTGGCGATGTCGTCGGCCTGCCCGTACTCGATGTAAGCCTCCGAGCCGTAGATCGGGCGGCCGGCGGGCCACAGGTCGAAGCCGACCGGCAGGCGGCCCAGGCGCTCGAAGCGGGCGTTCAGGCGGTCGGCCAGGGCCTGGGCGGCGGCCTCCGGGTTGCCGGCCGACAGCACCGCAAGCTCGCGGGTGTCGCCGTGCTCGTTGTGGGCCTGGACGAAGTGCATCAGGCCGGTGATCGCGCCGCGCGGGTTGGTGTAGTCGGCGTTCTCGGGGTTGTAGCCGACGATCACGATGGTCGAGGTGGCTTGAAAGGTCCAGGCAGTGGTCATGGTTGCTCGCAGGGTTGTTTCGGGGACTGACAACGAGAGTGTAGCCTGGGGCTCCACTCTCGTGTGGGACTATTTCACGCCTTCGTCCACTTCTTCACCGCAGCCTTGCGGGCGCGCTCGATGCGCTCGGCCAGTTCGATCTGGACCGCGCCGAGGGCCGGGCCGCGCACGCAGATCGTGGCGCTGCCGAAGGACTCGCCGTTGCGGGCACCGATGGCGCACGCCTCGAAGTACACCAGCGGCTTGCCGGCTTCGAGGATCTCGCTGCCGCCGACCGGGGCCTCGGTCGCCAGGGTGAGCGTGTGCAGCGTGGTGCGCCAGACGCGCATGCCGACCTTGCGGCCCTTGGCGTCGACCACGCCGAAGTCGATGTCGCTGCCCTCGTCCACGGGGCTGCGCTCGTGCTTGGCGACGTAGTTGTAGACGAGGCCGGTGTACTTGCTGGTGTAGGAGGCGAATGACATGGTGGTTCCTTGGTGGTGGGTGAGCGTTTAAACGAGGGAGAAGGCGTCGAGGCTGTCGTCGCGCTCGGCCGGGGCGGCGCGCTTGCCGGTCTTCAGGCGGGCGTCGGAGATGTCCCAGCCGCCGATGCCGGTCTGGGTCCAGTTCTTGTTGACGAGGGCGAAGCGCAGCATGTTGTTGATCACATGGGTCTCGGTGGTCTCGAACTGCTCGGCCAGCTTGGCGATGGTCGGGGCCAGCTTGCCGTCCAGGCGCACGGTCTTCACCTTGTTGGCGGCGCGCCATGCCTTCTGGCGGGCTGCTGCGTCGGTGTGCTTGGCGGGGCGGCCCGGCTTGACGGTCGGGGCGGCGGCTGCGGTGTCGAGGAGCGAGGTGGTCATGTTCGGGTTCCAGCTACAGAGACTGTAGTGTAACCCTGGGCTTCACTCCTGTGTGGAACTATTTCACGCGCAGCACACCTCAGAACACCTCATTGGTACACCTCATTCGCGGTGTCTGTTTTCATAGGTAGGTACACCTCAGAACACCTGTACACCTCATTCACTTAAAGACTATGGTGGAAATGACGCACACCCGCGTCCGTGAAGGCGCGCGCAGGCGCACGCGAAGGAAAATGAGGCGTACGTGTGGACTGAGGTGTACCTGCCTATGAAAACGGCGCGTCTGATTGGGGTGAACCCTTAGGTTGTGCTGGCCCGAAATGAGGTGTGCGCGTACAGTTCGCGGCCATGACAGCGCCTAAAACAGGAAAGGACAGGCCACGCGGCCGGCTCACGCAGCCGAACAGCGGGCGCAAGCCTGGGTCGCTCAACAAGGTCACCGTCGAGTTCCGCGAGACCGTGCAGCGGCTGCTGGACGACAACCGCGAGAACGTCGCCAAGTGGATCGCCCAGATCGCCGAGGGCGCGCCAGAGGTCAAGGTGCGCGGCAAGGTCATCCACGCGGCACGCCCGCCTGACCCGAGCGGCGCGCTGCTGCGGCTGTCGATGCTGGCCGACTACGCCGCGCCGAAGCTGTCCCGCCAGGAGCAGGTCGGCGAGGGCGGCGGGCCGCTGACGGTCGTCATCCGCAAAGAGACATGAACGAGCCGGACGCCGAGGCCGACGAGCGGGCCATGCAGACGATCCGCGAGGCGGTCGAGGCCCAGGCCACCCACCTCGATCTTCTCGATTCCGTTACCCGTAACTGCAGGGACGCCTTCGATGACAACGCCTTCCTCGACGGTTTCGAGGCCGGCCTGAAGCCGCTGCTGCTGGACAACGTCCGGGTCTGGGGCGTGGTCGACCAAGACCTGACGCTGTTCTGCCTGGGCCCGGCCCAGGTCGCGCTGACCGGCCTGGAGCAGATCCAGGCGGCCGACCGGACGGTGCTCGGCCGCGTCAAGGGCGAGGCGCTGCGCGAGTTGGCCCTGGCCGTCATGGGCGAGGCCGTCGCACGGCACGAGCGGGAGCCGGGCGATGCACCCGCTGTACGGTGACGAGGCCCTGGTCGACCGGGTGACGCGCCAGCACCTCGACCAGGGGCGCACGATCTTCCAGCTATGGCTGGCCGGGCCGACCGAGCGCGAGCACTCGGTCACCATGCTCGACATCGTGCGTCCACCGCACCGCGCACGCATCCTGTCGCTCGGCTGCGGCGTGGCGGGCATGGAGCGCTGGTGGCACACCATCCGCCCGGACATGACGTTCACGCTGCAGAACGTGAGCAAGGCGCAGCTTGATCTCTGCCTCTGCCCAGGCCATCGGCTGCTGGGTGATGCCCAGGGCTACACGCTGCCCGTTGGCGTGCCCAAGCACGATGTGACGGTGCTGGCGTACATGCTCGGCCATGTCGACGCCCAGCGCACGCTGGAGCACGCCATCGCGGCGACGTGCGGGACCATCCTCGTGCTCGACGTGATGGACGTGTCCGATGCGTTTAAACGCCTGCTGCACTACGACCCGCCGTCGCCCTGGACGATGACCAAGCTGGGTTTCCGGGTGCATCGCCGGCCGAAGGCGGCGTGGCACCGGGTGCCGATGGGCGACGAGGACGGCACCGACGAGCAGCGCGATGCGGTGTCGCACTCGACGCCCGTGATCTGGACCCGTCATGGGTGAACTGACGCTGGAGGGAGCCATGGCGCTGAACAAGCGGTTGACGATGGAGATCGAGGTGCTGGAGACAGCGGTCGAAGCCTGCACCCTGGCGGTCGACACCGCCGAAGGGCTGCACGAGTTGAAGCTGGCCGAGGCGGCCCTGCACTCGGCGAGGAAGGAACTGGCCGACGCCCTCGACTTCCAGGCCAAGTACGACGACGCCCTGCGCGCGTTCTCGCGCCGTCCATGACCGAGATCTCGCTGCCCAACGGGTTCACGCCCAGGCCGCCGCAGAAGGCGCTGATGCGCTACTTCGACCATGGCGGCCTGCGTGCCGCCGCGTGCTGGCCGCGCCGCTTCGGCAAGGATCTGACGATGGTCCACCAGTCGGTGAAGATGGCCTTCGAGCGCCCGGGCATGTACTTCCACATGCTGCCCAACCACAAGCAGGCCAGGAAGGTCATCTGGGACGGGTTCGACAACACCGGGCAGAAGATCATCGACTCGGCGATGCCGGCCAAGATCCGCCAGGACACCAACAAGACCGAGATGAAGATCACCCTGCGCAACGGGGCGATCTGGCAGTTGGTCGGCTCGGACTACTTCGACAGTTTGGTCGGCGCGAACCCCTTCGGCATCACGATGTCCGAGGCCGCGCTGAGTGACCCGAGGGCGTGGCAGATCTTCCGGCCGATCCTGGCCGGCAACGGCGGCTGGGCCGCCTTCATCAGTACACCCCGGGGCTACAACCACTTCCACGATCTGGTCAAGCTGGCGGCCAGGACGCCAAGCTGGTTCCACTCGCACCTCGGCGTCAAGGACACCCGGCACATCCCCGAGAGCGTGCTGGCCGACGAGCGCCGCGAGATGCCCGACGAGTTGTACCGCCAGGAGTACGAGTGCGACTTCAGCGCGGCCAACGTCGGTGCCGTGTTCGGGCGCTACGTCGAGGAGGCCGAGAAGCAGGGCCGGATCGGGGCCATCGACCCGCCCGGCATCCATGACGAGGTCTGGGTCACCTCGGACATCGGCTACCGCGACAAAAGCGCCTGGGTCTGGTGGAAGCGGATGCGCGGCGGCTTCGAGATCTTCCACTACGACGACGGCAGCGGCATGGACGCCGAGGAGTGGATCACCCGCCTGCGCAAGCAGCCGAAGGCCGACGTGCTGATCCTGCCGCACGACGCCAGGGCGAAGACGTTCTCGTCAAAGCGCAGCGCCGTCGAGGCGTTCCTGTCCGACCGGCCCTGGCCGGGCTGCGAGGTGCGTGTAAACGCGCAGCGCAAGAAGTCCGACAGCATCAACGCCGGCCGGGTCATGCTGCGCAACATCCGGATCAGCAGCGGCGAGACCTGCGAGCCTTTCCTGGCGGCGATGCGGGCCTACGGCTTCAAGTACGACGAGGATTCCAAGACGTTCAGCAGCGAGCCCGAGCACGACTGGTCGAGCCACGCCGCCGATGCGTACATGGAGGGCGCTGCGGCCCTGTCGGTGATCGAGCCCCCGCCGACGCCGAAGACCATAATCGTGCCCCAGATGGACCGTGCCTTCACGCTGGAGCAGCTATACGAGAACGTCGGCCCGCGCCGGTCTGGGAGACTCTGAATGGCGATTACCAGTAGCGAAACTGCGTACGGCAGCGACCCTGACCCGAGCACCACCAAGGCCGTCGGCGAGCCTGTGAAGCCCGGGGATCAATCCAAGGTTCCCGAGGAAGTCAGGGGCAAGAGCCCGGCCGAGATGGCGCAGCGCTGGGAGAAGGAACTGACCGCCGCGAAGCGGGAACTGTCGAAGTTCCACGGCACCGGCAAGAAGCTGGTCAGCCGCTACTTGGACGAGCGCGACGGGGCAGCGGACGACACCGCCGAGGCCAAGTTCAACCTGTTCTGGTCGAACATCGAGGTGCTCAAGGCGAGCCTCTACGCCAAGCCGCCGGATGTCGACGTCAGCAACAGCTACAAGGACAGCGAGGACGACGTCAGCCGGGTGGCCGGCAACATCCTGCAGCGGATGCTGAACCACGACATCGAGGACGGCGACGAGTCGACCTACCCGGACATCACCAAGCAGGCCGTCGGCGACTACCTCGTGGTCGGCCTGGGGCAGGTCTGGTATCGGTACGAGGTCGAGACCAGGGAGAACGAGACCGAGGCCGTGACCGACCCACAGACCGGGGTTACATTGGCCGAGCCGATCAAGTACGAGGCCATCGTGGGCGAGGACGCGCCGGCCGACTACGTCTACTGGGAGGACTTCTGGTGGTCGCCGGCCCGGGTCTGGCAGGACGTGCGCTGGGTCGCCCGCCGGGTCTACATGAACCGCGAGGAACTGATCGCCCGCTTCGGCCCGAAGATCGGCAAGGTCATCCCGGTCACCAAGAGCAAGTCGGGCGGCGTGCAGAACGACCCGTGGGAGAAGGCCGGCGTCTTCGAGATCTGGGACAAGACCACGCAGTGCGCCTACTGGCACGTCCTCGGGTTCGACCTGATCTGCGACTACAAGCCGGACCCTTTGAAGCTCCGGGGTTTCTTCCCGTGCCCGCCGCCGATGATCGCGAACGCGGCCACCAGCAAGTACATGCCCCGGGGCGACTACCTCCTGGCCCAGGACCAGTACCAGCAGATAGACGAGTTGACGACCCGGCTGAAGTACCTGATCCGCGCCTGCAAGGTCGTCGGCGTGTACGACAAGAACAGCACCCCCATCGGCCGGGTCTTCACCGAGGGCCTGGAGAACCAGATGATCCCGGTCGACAACTGGGCCGCGTTCGCCGAGAAGGGCGGCCTGAAGGGCCAGATGGACTTCGTCCCCATCGAGGTGATCGCGGGCGTGATCGAGCGCCTGACGGCGCAACGCGAGGTGCTCAAGGCCAACCTCTACGAGGTGCTCGGCATCGGCGACATCATGCGCGGCATGACCGACCCGGACGAGACCCTCGGGGCCCAGCAACTGAAGGCCCAGTTCGGCGGCAATCGGCTCCAGTTCAAGCAGCAGGCCATCGGCGAGTGGGTCGCCCAGGGCCAGCGCATCAGGGCCCAGATCATCTGCGACAAGTTCCAGCCGCAGACGATCCTTGAGCGCAGCAACATCGAGAAGTCGCCCGACGCGCCGCTGGCGCAGCAGGCCATCGCGTTCCTGAAGGAACCGGGCAACTCGAAGTTCTACCGGATCACCATCGAGTCCGAGACCATGGCGATGGTCGACTGGGCCCAGGAGCGCGACAGTCGCAGCCAGTTCATGCAGGCGGTCGGCACCTTCGTCACCGCTGTCACGCCGCTGATCGAGTCCAAGCCCGAGTCCGGCCCCATCGTGCTGCAGATGATGAAGTGGGGCCTGGGCGGCTTCCGGATCTCCAAGGAGATCGAGACCGTGCTCGACCAAGCCATCGCGGCTGCGCAGCAGCCGGTCGCACCGCCCGAACCCAAGCCGCTCGAAGAGGCAGCGGTCCGAGAGAAGGAGGCCAATGCCGTCAAGAACAAGACCCAGGCTGTCAAGAACCTCGCCGACGCCGGCCAGAAGAGTGCTGAGTCCATGCTTCTCAGCCCTGGCGGCATCGGTCCCGGCGGCATGGCGATGCAGCCGCCGCCCAACGTAGCACCATTGCAACCTGCGCCCATGCCGGGCGCGCCCATCCAGTAGGAGACTTCGATGACCGCAACAGCACCCAAGAAGCCCGTCGCCAAGGACGTGAACAAGCCCACCGCCGAGGAGAAGGAAGCCCTGGCGCAGTGGCAGAAGGAGTCCGACGACTACGCCAGGAAGATGGCGGCCGAGGACCAGCCCGAGAAGGGCAAGAAGGGCGAGCGCCCCGAGGGCCAGCCGGTCGACGGCGAGCCGGACAAGTTCGCCACGGGCGGGGCGACCTTCGATGAGAAGGAGGACTGGCGCAGGGCCCACCCCGAGGGCGACCCCGCGTACCGGACGTACGGGCGGGACGACAAGGAGAATCCCCTCGGCGACGGCGCGACCCGCGACAGCCCCGAGAAGCGGCTGGAGATCGAGAAGAAGCACGCCGAGAAGCTGCCCAAGGAGATGCGCCCGAGCGAGGACGACATCAAGCGGGTGATGAACCGGCCGATGGACCGCCCGGTCGGCACGCCCCAGCACGACACCGGACGCGGCCCCGTCGATGACGAGAGCCGCTACCCGAAGGGCCCCTTCCCCGACGTCAAGGACAAGGACGACGAGGGCAAGGACGAGAAGCGGCCAGGGGCCAAGCCGTGAAAGCCACGGTGGTGATCAAGCCGGACACGGTGCTCTGCCCGTGTTGCGGCAGCGCGCTGCATGCCGTGCGCTCGCAGAACATCGAGTCGCACCGGCCCCCGCCCGAGACCGTGCAGATGCGCTGCCTGGACGTCCGTTGCGACGAGAAGGGTGTCGTCAAGCTGGTCCCGCTGCCGCGCATCGACGTGGAGATCCAGGCTGAAGAGGGCGAGGCCGTACAGGTCGAGACCAAGAAGGGGTGAACCATGGGCTGGCGCGATCTACTCGATGAGGCCGTCGGACAGGTCGACGCCACCGGCCACCTCCTGAAGGGGGTGGCCCTGCAGCCCGTCGCCGGTCTGGCCGGCGGCAGCAGGGCCATCTCGGCCCTGCTGCGCGGCGAGGGCCTCGACGCGGCGACCCGCAAGGGTGCCGAGACCGTCGAGGCTTACGAGGGCCTGGGCGGCGGGCCCTACACCGACGTCGGCCGGGCCCGCCTCGAAGGGCTGGGCCAGAACATCAAGAAGGGCGGCGAGTGGGCCACCCAGAACGTGCCCGGGGTTTCACAGGCCAGCAGTGCCTGGGACCAGTACGCCCAGAGCAACCCGGGCATGGCCGCAGCCGGCCTCGGGCTGCTGGACGTGGGTCCGGCCGGCCGTGGCAAGAAGGCCGCTGCAGCAGCCGAGAAGGCTGCTGCCAGGATCAGCGAGAAGGCGGCCCAGTCGGCCAAGACCACGCTGCGCCAGGACGTCGAGGCGGCGGCAGCGGCGGCCACACCCGAGGCTCCATACATCCAGACGTCCTCGACCACCACCGGCAACCTGCTGCCGCGTGGCGCGGGGATGTACGACCCCAGCACGCCGCAGAAGGCGCTGTCGCGGATCGGGCGCGAGGGCCAGTTCACGCCCCGCATGGAAGCGCTGATGGAGAACCCGAGGGCCAAGAAGGCGCTCGACACCCTGATCGCCAAGGGCTTCGAGATCAACCCCGAACTGGCCGACTGGTACGGCACCTACCCGCTCAAGCAGGCGTTCTCCAACGAGTGGGGCGGCGACGACCAGTGGCGGCGCTTCCTGGCGCAGATGGGGAGCCCGAGCCAGCGCAACCCGGTGCCGCAGCAGAACCGGATGGGCAGCGTGCTGTGGAACTGGGACGTCCAGGGCCGGCTGGCCGACCCCAAGGTGCGCCTGCTGACCAACAAGCTGCGCGAGCAGGGCGTGACCGAAGGCCCTGGCGCGCTGGCCCTGCCCGAGGGCTACGGGTCGCTCGCGCAGACCGCGATCTTCGACCGCGCCGCGCAGATGGCGCAGGGCGTGCCGCTGGAGCAGGTGCTCGACTACAAGAAGAAGCTGGGCAGCTTCGATGAGAACCTCGCCGGCAACATGCACCCCGTCACCGTGGACGTGAACGCGACGAAGGCCCCGGTGATGATGTCCGAAGATCCGGCGTGGCTGAAGACGCTGCTGGTCGAGAAGGACGACAGCGGCAAGGTCACCGGCAAGCACACGCCGCGCGCGGACTATGCGTCCGGCAAGCTGTCGATGGCGGATGCGCTGAAGCGCCCGGGGCTCTGGGCCGATGCGCCCGAGGGCAGCGAGTACGCCGGCCTGGAGCGGATGTGGCAGGACGCCTCCAGGCGGTCCGGCGTGGAGCCGGCCCAGGGGCAGGCGCTGGGGTGGTACGGCAGCGCCGACATCTCCGCGCTCAAGAGCCCGCCCGAGCAGTACATCCAGAACATCGAGCGCCTCGTGCGCGAGCGTGCAGCGGCGACCGGCAAGCGGCCGATGGAGGTGCTGACCGACTTCCTGCGCGGCAAGGGTCACCTCGCGGTGGGTGGCGGTGCAGCAGCCGCCCTGGCGGGGGCCCTGCAAGAGGAAGAGAAGGGCATGCAGTGACCCGGACCGTCTACGTCTACACGAAGGCCCCGGACGGCACCGTCGAACGCCACGAGAAGAATCTCGAGCCCGAGCGTTTAAACGCCGACGCGGGGGCCCTCTGGGGCGACCGCAGCTACGATGGCCTGAAGGCGACCGATGGGTCCGACATCGGCACGCGGTCCAAGCACCGCGAGTACATGCGCCGGCACGGCCTGACGACGGCCGACGACTTCAAGGACGTCTGGGCCAAGGCCCAGAAGGATCGTGACCTGTACCGCCAGGGATTGGCCGGCGGTGCGGTTACCCGTAACGATATTGCCGAGGCGATGGCCCGGCTCCAGGGGAGCAAGTGATGGGCGAAGACGATCTGCGGGGCGACATCGCGTCGGCCCTGGGCGACAATGACGGCGACTCGACCGAGGTCGTGG